ATCTTTTTATGAGCGAGTGCTAATGCCCATAATTTTTTTGCTTGTTCCATATTTCCTCCTAATCGTAAATATCGCCCCAGTTTTTACCAAATTCATAGTCTACCTTATTTGGTATCTCAAGTTCAACTGCAGATTCCATTACTTGAACAATGTGTTTAGCCTGTTTATCAGTTTCTACAGAAATGTCTAGTTCGTCATGAATTTGAATGTGGGGAATAATACCTTCTTTATATAGTTCTAACATACATTTTTTAGTCATGTCTGCAGCAGATCCTTGAATTAATTTATTAAGGGCTTTGTAAGTTCCTGCTCTTTTAATAGCTTGTCCATGTTCCTGGATAGCTTGTTCATGAGGCAGGGCTTTATGCATTCCAAAATAATTTGGTTCCCATAAATGAAATCTACACAATCTTCCCAATAAAGTTCGAATCTGCCCTCTTTGTTGCCCGCGATTAGATACAGCGTTCATTAATTGTTTAACAAAAGGAACGTGGGAATGATATGTAGAAAATAATTCTTCAGCTTTTTCTTTGCTAACGCCTAATTCTGCTTGTAATTTGGCTTTACCCATTCCATAAAATAATCCAAGATTAATAGTTTTCGCTTGAGCTCTTGGGATATTGGCCATCTTCGCAATAATGTTATGGAAATCTGCTGTTCCTTCTTTAAAAGAAGTTACTACATCTGCTACACTGGGTAACTGTTGAAGCGAAGCATAATGAACTACTAATCGAGGTTCTTGTTGATTATAATCAAAACATCCCCACTCGCATCCTTCCTCAGGAATGAAAAGGGAACGAATCATAGGACCTAAGTCCTTATTGCGAGCAGGAATTTGTTGTAAGTTTGGATTACTATAAGAAAATCTTCCGGTAATTGTTCCTCCACTATCGGATCTTATTTGATTAATATCTGCATGAATTCTGTTTTTATGTTCATATTTTATAATGGTGTCTATGAAGGTTGTATGTGCCTTGTTAATCTCTCTCGCTTTTGCTATCATTTTAACAATTGGATTAGAATGAGAAGAGAGAAAATTTTTTGTAAATGATGGTGCGTTGGTTTTTAAAGTTCTATCGTATGATAATTTTAATTTGTCAAAAACTGTGGCAATGCTTCGTGCTGCCCATATTTGAGGCTCTATCTGTGTTTCTTTTTTTACTTGTAGCAGGATTTGCTTTTCTTCTGATGCTAATTGCTTTTTCAATTGGTGAGCTCGTTCGACATCTACTCGGACGCCCTTAAATCTCATATCAACTAGACAAGGAAATAATTCCGTTTCGAGATCAAAGATAGCCGCCAGATCCTGGTTGCTTATTTCTTTTTGCAGGCGCTGCCATAATTCTAAAGTAAGTTGAGCATCTCGCTCGGCATAATTACCAACGTACATTGCAGGAAGTTTCCACATCTCGGATTTAGGATCTACACCCCATTCTTTAGCAGCATTATTCAATTCGGTTTCATTTTTTCCTCGGCCACAATATTCCCAACCCAAAGAGTTTAAATCATATCTATACCTATTTTCATTAACTAAGGATGCCGCGATCATGGTGTCGTAAATTTGCCCGTTAATTGTTAAGCCCATAGAACGAATCCAACACACATCATACATCGCGTTGTGAAAAATTTTATCAGCATCGCTTTTTAGAATATCTCTAAACCATTGAATTACTTTATCTTTTGGAAGGTTATCACCACCTTCGTGAGCAAAAGGAAAGTATCCTGAATAACCTTCAACTGCTACAGAGATTCCTACAACTTTTCCTCTACCAACAATTGAGCCGGACCCTAGTGATTTTAAATCGGGATCGTGAGTTTCTAAATCAATCGCAATTTCATCGTAATGACTTAGGTCAGGGAACTTTTCAGGTCTTGTCCATTCTGTTTGAGCTTTAAAAAGTGGGGACTGCATTAATTGTGTGGACACCTTTCTTTTTTCCATTTTCTATAACCTTCTACCCATGATTCCTTTTTTTCTCTTTCCTCGGCATAATCTCTTTCAATAATCATTTCAATAAAATGCATGGCTTTTAATAAATCTTCCTTTCCTCCTTTATATTGATGTCGACAGATGTATTTAATAACATTTCCTTCAGGAAAAAGCAATTTATTCTCAATAACAAACTTGCTTGGTTGGATTTTCATTTTTCTGTAATGAGTTCCGCCGATTTGTTTGTCGTAAGAACTTTTTGTCTTTGTTCCGTACAGTGATTCCATCTTTTTAATGTAGTCTTTTACTTTCATATTTCTTTTCCTTTCCATCTCATTTGAGACCATGCATTATTCCACGATTGCTCAATATACTCCGCAGCTTCTTTTTCATTATCTCCAATAGCACCATCAAGTGGATAAGTGTGATCATCTTTCATATAAAGTTCGGCGTGATTCCAACTTAAACCAATTTGTTGGTTAGATCCTCGTGCAAGAGAATAATGGATTCCATACGAACCATAATGTTTTGGAAAATTATTTTGCCAACAAATTGCCACGGCAGATACTTGTCCTCTGCCAAACACTTTTCCTCCAAAAACTATTAAGTCATTTTCACGATTCCAATTTTTATATATTTTTTCCCTAAAACTGTCATAATCAGGATCTTCAAAGATTTTTGTGACATCTCTTATGGGTTTAATTTCAACGTAAATAGGTTTTACTTTTCCAAGATAATCTATGAGTTTTATTCTTTTTGGATATATAATAAAATCAGGTTGATAACCGAACAATCCAGGGACTTGAGGTTCATAGTCAAAATCCCAATCTAAATTTTCAAAATGATTATAGTATCTTGCTTCTAACTTACTTCTAAACTCCATTCCTTTCCAAACTATTGGTATTGCTTTCATATCTTAAACTCCTTGCTTCGATCCTTGCATCTAATTAAATATAAATTTTCTTTACATCGAGTCATTCCGACGTACCATACTCTTTGTTCTTCATCTTGTTTGATCACAGATTTACGCGCTCCTTTTATTGTGTTAGTTGTTTGATTTTGTAAAAGAATTACATTGGTTGCTTCTCCTCCTTTAGCCCCATGAATTGTTGAGACTTTAATCCGTGGAGGATAACGAAGATCTTCGCCGTTCCGTCTCATACTTCTAATATAGGTCTTAGTTTTAGGAGCAACAGTGGTAAAAGCATCATACCATTCAAGTGAAGGATTTAATTTATAGGTATCTTGTAGATCTTTAAGAGAAAATAATTTATCCTGAATCTCTTTAAATTTAATATCTAATCTTTCAAGAAGACGTTGAACTTCGATGGTGTTAAGGCTGTTACCTTTTTTCCATTGTTCCCAGTTTAAGATATCTCGATATAATGCTTCACTAATACTTCTTCCATGTTTAGTTTCAAAATACAGGCCTCGTTTTTTCAAATTAACGATGATAGGTTTAAGCAAGTCGTTAGTTCTAGCTAAAATATACCAGTCCCCATGTTTCATTTTAATGTGATTTGTAGAAAAGAAAGTTTGAATAGTTCCGTCTGTAGACGTAGGTAAATAATCTTTTTTAATTCTTCCTAAGCGAATATTATCAAGACGTTTTTCAGCACGTTGTTGAATTTTACGGGGCACTCTTACAGATTGTTTTAAGGGAATTTCTTTAGCACCAAATTTGATAAATGATTGAACATCTGCACCAGCCCATCCAAAAATAGCTTGATCATCATCTCCTGCTAAATAGAGATCTTTGGTATGTTTTTGGAGAAGTTTTACCATATCCCACTGAAGAAGGGATAAATCTTGAGCCTCATCAATAAAAATAACATCAAATTCAGGAACTTTGGCATCAGGTAATTGAATTACATCTATAAATTTTTCAATCATGTCATTGTAATCAATGAGCCCATAAGTGCTTTTGTAATCATCAATATGTTGAGCAAGAACTTCAAGTTTATCTCTTTCAATTTTTCCTAAGTGTTCATTTTTATCTAATTGCTTAAGCACATCTATTCTTTTAACTCGAGAAAGATTTATAATATTTAAATATTCACTATTTGACGTAAAAATTCCATTAAAAGCATTTACTTCGTAAGGGGCATATGTAATTCGCAAGTTAGATTGTTTTCCGATTGTTTCATAATGTTCTTCCTGCATTACATTTTCTTCTTTAAGTCCTAGATACCAAAATGCAAAAGAATGAAGTGTTCTAAAATGTTTTATATTTTTTTTCTGCAACTGCGGAAAAGTTTCTAGAAACCTGTCTCTAGCTTCATGGGCTGCCTTACGGGTAAACGCAAAATAACCAATGCGATCAAGAGGTATACCAGAATTTTTATATTCTATTACTTTGTCTAGTAACGTTTGTGTTTTTCCTGTCCCTGGTGGACCGACTACTTTATAGTTCATCAGTAATTTTTTCCTTAAATTCATTTCGTATTGATGTATTAAATTTAATTTCTTCTGAAGTAATATTTTGATGATGGATGGGATCAACTAATTCATATTCTCTATTTCGATAATGAAATCGAGAAAAAGCATTTTTGACCTTTAGTCCTACTTCTGTATCTTTAAATTTCCATCCCATTCCGCCTTCATAGTAAATATGATTTGTTTCAAAGTTGCCATGTTCTGGATAAATTAAATTTACAAATTCTTCTTCAGGTTTTTTTATAGCATTAAGAAATTTTATAACGATGGTTTTAACTTCTTTTCCATCAACATGATGCGCGTGTTTCATTTCATCAATACCAGGTCTATAGCCTTGAGATTTTTTCCATCCAATTTTATCTTCGACAAAAGTACTGTGTAATGCTTCTAAAACTGCTTTTCTAGGGGGGTCACTTTCATTCTGCATTCCATTTCCTCCAAAGCAGATGCATCGACGAACAGAAAAATCATACATTTTACCTGATCCAATATCTTCCATTAACTCAGTGTAGGAACTTCCGTCTTCATTAGTGGATGAAAGTTCACCATTTAACATTCTAAGCGTTTTGTGTTGGGAGTAAGTTGGTTTTTTTGTCCAAAATTCAATTAGTTTTTCGCCGAAAACAGGATGTGTTCCTATTTTTATTTCTATAATTTTATCTTTAACATTATGAAATACATCTTGAACCATTTCTGGTTTTAAAGGAGAGTAATAATTTTTATTCATCATTTCTAACATGTATTTTTTATCTTCTTCATTTAAAACATGTCCTATAGGCCATGTTTTCTTTTTATCTTGATAAAATTTATAACACCCTTTTTTCGTGTCAGGTTCTCTTCCCCAAATTGAAAATTTTTCTCGCTTTGCCATTAGTAATTAGGTTTTTTCCTTTCTGGTTTTTTAAATTCTATTTGATCTACTTTCATTTGTTTAAGTCTCCAGACTTTGTGTGTCTTCCCTGCGATATCAATTGGAAAATTAACTTCTATTCCTAATTCTTGTTTCATAAGAATTCCCGTGTCTTTAGAATCCATTTTCCACCGTTGTGGTAAAGTTTCGAAGAAAGCAGAGAAAAGGAAATAATGATATCCATTATCTGTCCAACACAATCCTCCAAGAATATCGGTTTTAGAATCAGCCTGAGCAGAATTAACACAGAAAGTATAAAGATGCTGGTACAGTTGATCCTTATCTTGTGTTCCTTGAGCAGGATGAATAACGGTTGGATTTTTTATGACTTGATTTAAAAATACACGATATTGTTTAGGTGGAAGCGGATCTGGATAAAAATGTGCTTGTAACCAAATTAAATCTAAAAGTTTTTTCTGAGTTGTCATGGCTGTTGGATCGGTGGCTTCACATTGTACTGGTTTACCGTCAGGTTTCTCGACCATAAATCGTAATCTAGGAGTAGTATAATGAATAATCTGAAGCCCTGAAATAAGGGGAAAGACGGAGGTGGCATCGGAAGCCACTCCGTAAGTTCGCTTCACACAAATATGTTTCATGCATTTAGGTTCGAGAATTTCATCGTTGCAGGTATGCCCCGCAGTATCTTTGCTCCAGTGTTTTATTTTGTCATTAATTTCTTTAAGGGACCAAGGTATTTTAAAATATTTATTGGCTTCATTAACTTTATCCGGCCATTTTTCTTTATATTTTTTCTTTGCAAAGACCATATAATTATACATGAAACGATCTCTACCATCTCCTAATTTAGTTTTAGATATTCGTTGTAGACATGGTGGTCCATCTTGAAATTCGGGATCTCCTCCTTTTAAAACTTCTTCTTCGCATCTAATGACAAGAGCTCCTAATTGTTGCGGAGTTAACTGTATTTCATAAACAATTTTAATAAATTGTTCTAAAGAAAGTTGGGTATTATTTTTATCTATGGCATAACGATTAGTTTCGTTTTTATTGAAGTAAGGAAGATTTATAAAATTTCCTGATAAATTTCCATCTTCATCAGGAATTAATTCAACTTGTTTAGGATAAAGTTCGGTGGTTCTTTTTAATTCTAAAGGTAAAAGTAATGTTAACAAGGCATCTCGTATTTGTTGAGCCGATATTTCTTCTTTTAAAAATAAATAAATATGAAGACCTCCACTTTTAGAACGACATGGAACTAAAGGAAGATTATATTTTTCTATATAGGATAAAAGAATTGGAATATTAAATTCTTTGTAATTTTTAGGATCGACATCGATGCAGCCAAATGATGTTTTTCCTTCTTTAGTACAGGGTTGAATGCCTATTGAAATTTTTCCATCTAAATGCTGTTGATAATGAATAGGTTGGATAGATTCTTTGGCCCATGTATATTTAGGCTTAATTTTATTTTTAGATGCATCAAATTCAACTTTTGACATATCGGCTATGCCAAAGTTTTCCTTTAATCCACTAAATATTTTTATAAAATCATCTATCATTTATTCCCTTTCTTGGGGCGGCTTAAGTCTCCCGCTACCGCCCCTCATTCTACTCTAGGTAAAACTTAGAAATTAGACGATTCTTCTTTTGTTTGCTGAGCTTTAACTTCGCTATTTTTTAAATGATTACGAAATTCTTTAGCCATTTGATACAAAGACATATCTTCAACTTTTTTTACTAAGTTGACAGAGTATCCATGCCATGTAAAACTTCCTATTTGTTCTACAGATTTCAAACGATAAATCCGTGAGTAAATTGGCGCGGGAAGAGCCTTTTTAGTTTTCGGATCTATTTCAAATTCATTTTGAATGTTGGAGTTCCATTGTCTACTTACTTTTAACTGAGTAGATTTCATGGCTATTAAAGCCTTTGTAGGTCGATCTCCGGTAATAATTACAAAATGATTAGCTGTCTTAATAATGATATTACCATTTGGTAATACATCTTGGTTTCTATCATTTTTTTTAGTTTGAGAAAGAATCTCGACGCCCCTATCAGGGTGTATCGGTCTTCCTTCACTTTTTTCAAATGGAGCCCATTCAGGGAATTTTAACTTATAAAAGCATGGAATGACATCCACACCTTTTTCTCCATTACCGGCAGGATACAATTTTTTACTAACTGTATTGTAAAACATTCCTGCTTCAGCACCTTCAACATAATTAGCGTGTTTTTTCTTAGTCTCGTATGAAGTGCCTTGTAACAGTTTTAAAAATGGTAGTGCTAAATCATCTTTATTTAGGTTTTCTAAACCTGCGCCTGCATCTTCTAAAAATAAAGATGTTAGGTTAGCAGGCACATTGCTCTTCGTACTCGCTACTTGCTGCTTGTCTCTTGTCTCTTCGTTCATGTTTCTATCTCCTTGTTATTTTTGTTTGGTTACCTACAAACGGGTTAAAGAGGTCCGCGGGCATTTCCTGTCCAGATTCAGTACGCTCGCGAACCACCGCTTTAAGGGTCTGAGCATGAACGCCTATTTTCTGG